CAGCCACCGTAACCCCAGCCACTTAAAGGAACCTCTACGTCAGTGTAGCCTGTTCCCCAGCCGCCATAGCCCCAGCCGCCATTGCCCCAACCCGAATAAGATGCCACCTAGCCATTCCTAAGCAATGCGGATAATAGCGTTACTAGCGTCAGCTGTCGGGAAAACAATCGTAAATGTACCAGCGGTAGATGTCTTAGCACCACCAAAGTCCAAAATACATACAGACGGATTTGTTAAACCAAGACCAGAAGTTGGCGTGGTGTTGTAAATCATCGCACCGTAAGCAGTAATGGTTGCCGAAGTAAATGACAAGTCATTAAAGTCAGTAAAGGCTGTAGTACTTGAAGTTGTTGGAGTGATGTTGGTTAACGCACCACCACCAGCAGAATATGAACCAGAAGCCGTTACTTCGTTAGTTGCTGTATATGCAGTCGTAGCAGCGGTAAACGATGCTGAGTTGTCATACATAGCTAACTTAAAAGTATCGCCAGTTGATGCTGTGAAATCGTGCACACCTTGCAGAATCTGCTGCTTAAAGCTAGTGCACATAAAGTTGCCTGTAAAAGCCATTTTGGACTCCTATTCGTCTAAAAGTTTAATTAATTCAGGATGACCAGCTTCCCTTAGCTTGTGAGCTAGTGTTACACGATCAAATTTTACCGCCTCATTCATGTAAAAAACTAATACCCCACGAATATGGTTGCGAAAAGCATTTGCTTGATCACGAACCAAGGGGTGAGATTGATCCCCTACTTGAATGATTTTGTCTAGTGCTCTTTCAGCTATTTCCTCTGGAGTAAATCCGCCATAATCCTTGGTAAATACATGAATTCCGCTAGATTCGCCTATTCCTTGTACAGTAATCATTTTACTGGATACCTCACTTGACCGCTACGATAAGAATCCTGACGATCCTTAGCTTCACCTAACTGCTTGAGTTCTACCATAGCTTCATCGTAACGAGCTTTGTAATTGGTAATAACATCTGCATCAGACTTCATAAAGGTAGCCGCCTCTAAAAGCGCTCCATAGACCAATACCATAGAGAAATTATCTCCAAGCCAGCTTGTGCCAGCAGTAACAATAGATGTTGGATAGTAGAAATAATGTAGTTCTGTAGCGTAATTAGCGTTTGGAGTAGGTCCAAGAATAAAAGTATTATTATCAAAAACCGCATAATACTGGGGTTCTGCGTAAAAAGCGGCATCAGTATCTGGATAAGACTCACGAATAAAGTTCACATCTTTGTTTAAAAGGTAGTGGTATTCGTTATCGGAATTAATAACCGCAAGACTAAATGTTGCAAGCCAATCTGATGGGGTAGCTAAATACTTATTACCACTTGTCATTGTGCCTGTAACATTCTTACGAAACGCTGGCATTTGCACCATATTGTAGATGCGTTGCTCCGCCAACTGCACAAAAGTAGCAATTTGCTGTGCAGAAGTAAACGACCCAACCGTAGCTGGGAAGTCGTTTTCAGCGTAACTTTTAATTACAGAAGTTAATTCCGTGTAGTTCATTAAGCCATTGGTCCTCTAGAGGTAAAACCTTTGGTTGCTGCACCAGATCCACGTTGCTTCATTCCACCATTTTTATTGATTTGGGTAGAAGCAGGATTACCTGTACTTACTCTGCGAGCTGGCATACCGCCTGGCGTAGACTCAATAGCACTCATAGAATTAGGGTCTGTCTTGTACCCAATAGAATTTTTAGCTTTCATTGCTTTACCATCCATAGTGTGTGGTTCGGCATAGACTTTGGCATCGCCAACTTCTTTACCCATCACTTTTTGAGAAAACTTAGCCATGATTAACGACCTCGTCCAGCTGCTTTACGCATACCTTGGTTTTGAACTTTAGCTAGATTACGACCAATTTTCTTCATTACGTTTTGGTCTTTACCTAACATTTTTGGTTTTGACTTTAGTACTGAAGCTGTTGGACCGCTATCACCTAAATTGCGACCTTCTGTTTTGCCTTTTTTGGCTACACCATCTGCATCACGTTTAAACATTTTCTACTCCTAAGTTGTTGTTACTGTTACGACACCCACTAAACAAGACGGGGCAAGATCATTGGGTGTCAAACCGTTATCTCTAGCGCCACCAACGGGGTTCCATCCCCATTGAAACACCCTGCTACCACCCTGCGGTACTCCATTAGCATCTGGGTTAACGCTATTTGTTAATATTACCTGCAAACCGTTATTTCCAGAAACTTGATAACTTAAATCTGGTCTTGGCTCCCTAACCGCCTGTGGGTCATCTACTGGGTACATACCCAAAGATAACTGTGGCTGATCTGGTTCCCAACACTCAGGACACACCTTAATATTCTTCATTTGCTGCTTTACAACCAGCTTTCTAAGCTCTTTTAGCTTATAACGCTGACCGCATCGATCACACTCCGCAATGGCAAACTTGCCACTACTGTACTTACTAGCCATAGAAAGTAGTCCTTGGCACAAATCTAGAGGCTGCCTTCTCCCTATCCTCTGTAGATGCCATCAACCATTGTTCTTCGTATTCGCTCTTTAAAAACTGCATTCTTGGTAACGCATCTGGTAATTTCTGAGACAGATAGAAAGCCAATCCCGCTACCATACAAGGCAACAGGCGGAAAGGAATATCTGGTTCTACTGAACCATTAGTGCCAGCATCTTGTATTCTGCGTAATCTCCAGTACACAAAAGTGTAAGGGCTGCCACCAGCATCAGGGGTGGGCCAAACGTTTATACATGGAAGATTTTTATTAATAATTGCAGCGCCAGTTGTGTGTGCAGCAGCAGTTGTACCACTTTGACCACGATAGCAATTGATTAGTTGATTGCCAGAAACGTTGGCATAACCAATGATTTCTGAGTCAATTTGAATGTATCCACCACTGGTTAACTGACTTGCATCGCTTACAGTAATGGTTGTAGCCGTAGAGTTAATAGTGCCGTTTAAAGTTACTGTTGTAGCATTGCTTTGACCAGTTTGGCGGTTAAACCACACCTGAATAGGGCGACCAGTAGTCAGTTTATTGGGAATTGTGGAGTAAGTAGACTCTGAAATACGGGTAATATTGATGTCAATTTGAGTGCTTTGAACACCATTGTTTTGACGAACAACAGTGTCTAGCAAGTCAATAGTGTTAGTTGGTACAGGATACATTCCCTGTCCAGTAACCATTTCAATCTGACCTTGCTCAATAGTCCATAGGTTAATACCACGATTAGCCCATTCCACCGTCATCAAGTTTAAAGATCTACGTGCGGTACGCATATCGTAACCAGTACGCAGCTCTGTACCACAACGCTCAAAAGCCTCTTCAATGAGGTTATTGAGGTCTAGATTAAATGTAGTTGCGCCAGATGTACTCATATCTTCCTAAACGGCTTTACTTTTGCTTTTACCTTTTGCGGCTGCGGCACGAACTGCTGCCCCCGTGCTTTTCCTGCTCGTTTTGCTTTTGTCGTTGCTGCGTACTCCTGCGGGCTTAGGGCTTCTATTGCTTTTTTTGGCAGGTATCTCTCCCCCGTCTTGGACGATGGTTTCCCTGACTTGGTTGTCCATTTCTGGTCTCCCCAAGCCTTTAAAGATTTTTGCGATTTTGCTAATCCACTCATTTATATCCACCGCCAGCCGCCTTATATTTTTTTGCTACTAGTTGAGCTTTACGAGCTGACCATTGACCAGCACCAGTACCTTGTGTTGCAGCTGCTTTAACTTGAGAAACAATCCGTTTACGCAAGCTAGGTTTTGTGTAATTACCAGCAGCATTAACTGTGCCGCCTTCTTTATACTGAGTAAAGTCGGTGTTATCTCTACGGGCTTTTCTTTTCCCGCTAGGCATTTTAGAAGGGGAGATAGCTCCCATTCCTCTGCTAGGTCTCATACCATTCTTCCACGGGTTTTACCCTTAACACAGCAACCATCCGCACGTTTAGAAGCGGAAGACACTTTTCCGCCTTTTTTATAGGAATCGCCAGCAGCATTTGTAGTTTCTCCAGCATTGGATTTTCTTTCTACACTTTTATTTCTTTTTACTGCGGCTCTTGCTTCTTCAAGGGCTTTTGCTTGACCCTTTTCATCACCAGTCATGTGGTTATAGAATGTTTTTGCGCCAAATTTTGCAGAATCAATTGGTCCAGGCATTTCTGGATGCGGAGATAAAATAACGCCAGCAAGACCTGATGGAATAGCTCCTGCCGCCCCAACAATTTTTTTTAATAGTTTTTTATCTTCTGCAATTTGCTCGCTGTCAATGTCAGCTACAATTTTATCTGGTGATTTTGCCATGATTAAGCTCTTGTCTTTCCACGAATAGCACATCCATCAGCACGTCTAGAAGCTGAAGAACGGACTGCTCCACCACGTTTAAACATACCAGACCCGCCATCATCCACCATACCTTCATTGCCTCTGTTGACTTTAATTTGTTTACCAGACTTGTTGGTAAACTCGCCAGCTTTTGGAGATGGGGTAATATCCATTTTTCCCTGTTTAACAGGAATTTCTTTGCCAGCTTTGTTGGTAACAGTTCTTGCAATCTCTTTTTCAGCACGATTAGCTAAGATCTTCTTGCCAATAGCCCTAGCGCCAGCGTAGAGGGCTGCTGTGCCAGCGGCAACCTTGCCGATAGGCAGAAGGTCTAACTCTGGAGAAACGTTCTCTAAACCTTGTTTTTTATTAATATCTTCAATGCGTTTGTTTTCTGCCGCCATGTCTACTTTTGGTTTAGCAGGAGCTACAGTTTGAGAGATTTTAGAGCTAGTTTTAGCGGCTGAACGAGTTACAGGCGCACCAATATCACGAGACTCTTCACTAGCGTTTTCTACAAACTTCATAGCTTTGCTACGAGTGTCTTCGCTAATATTAGGATTTTCTCCTACAGCGGTCTCAAAGCCGCCTTCAGAAAATTTACGCATTTTCTTTTTCATTTTTTGCCCTTATACATACCACCACCGCACATGGTTACTTGTTTGGCTTTGGTTTTGCCTTTAGTGGCGCAACCATCAGCAGAAGAACGGAATGCACCGCCTTTAGCTAGTTTCAACTTAGTGCCTTTACCGCCTTTATGCTCTTGCATATCGTGCTGTTTAAACGCTTTTTTAATCATGGCTTTGTCCTGAGACTTATCCATTTTCATGTCTTCTTTCATGTCGCTTTTCATCATGCCACCCTTTTTAAATGTTTTACCTTTGTCGGCAGCAACGAAGTCTTTGCCAACGGATTGAGGAACTCCTGCTTTTTTAGCCATTTTTGGGCTGTGGGCAATCATTTCCATGAAATTGTGTTGTTTTTTAGAGACACTTGGCATTATTTATTTCCTAATAAGCTCGTCAATTTTGCTTTCAAGCTTGTTAAACCTTGCGTCCATGTGTTCAACAATGCGTTCAACTTCTGCTTTAGTAACGTTATCACGAGCCACCTCTTCTCTTGTTTTGTTTAACAAAATATCAATGCGTTTTAATTCATTGAACTTTTCATGCATCATATAACCAATCAGGGCTACAAATATAGTTAGACCGCCCGTCCAAAGTTCCATCATATTTAGCATTTCCACCTCGCTAAAGAGGCAGCCTTTCTGGTTGGTCTGCCTTTTTCATCCTTCATTGGACCTGGCATACCAGACATACGAGCGCAAAATGATTTCTTTCTAGATCCACCTTCGGGCTGTGGAGCCTTTAGATTCGAGCCAGTAGCCGCATTATACTTAGCACGACCTTTGGCGGTAAGCCCAGCACCCTTAGATACAGGTAACTTTTCACCACGACCAACCGCAAGAGAAACTCCCTTTTTCTTTTTAGTAGCCATTATGCAGCTTCCTTCTTAGAATCAACTGGACGGATTAAGGGGTATAAAAACTCTTCACCAAATGAACCTTCAAACTCATGTACACCCATGTGACCTAGTTTAATTGTAGGATCAATCCATACTTCAAAGCCTTGCTCACGGGCACGGTCACAGAACAAATAGTCTTCACCAATGTATTGCCCATCTTTTAACTCAAAGTCAAAGAAGCAAATAGTTGTGTCGCCTTCTTTTTTCTCATCGTGGTATACCCACTCTGGATGAGCTTCAGCTAATTTTTCAAACACTTCTCTGCGGACCATCATAAAAGCTGTAGCAACACGCTTTGCTCTTACTAAACCCATTTTGTCCATAAAAATGCTATCGGTTTCATCTGTGTCTAATGTAGAAAAGTAGACTTGACCTTTTTTACGGGCAACAGGAATACCAGCAACGATACCCTTTTTAGGATCTGTATTCCATGCCATTAAACGGAAAATGTCTTCCGCATTAAAGTTAATATCTGAATCAATAAACATTAAATCTGTACAGTCTGATTTTAAGAAATCAGTTGCAATTAGATTGCGAACACGAGATACAACAGAACATCCAGAAATATTGCAAACTTGAACGTCAACACCGTGTTTCATTGCCATCAAACAAAAATTAGCCATTGAAATAGCTAATTTGGAGGATACCTTGTAATCGTAGGAAGGAAGACCTAACATCACCTTCCGACCCGATAAATTATACCCAGCCTCTAATCGTACTTGTTCGGTCATTTTTTATCCGTAGAAAATGTTTACTGCAGCTAAATTACTTATCTGAGCATAAACACCATTAATAGCTTTTATGCCTTCGCCTGGAATGATTGGAGCATTATTATATGTATCTCCTGCGGCAGAATCATAAGTTAATAACCACTTGCCCGTAGATGAGTACACCATTGCTGCTCCAGCAGTAATGTTTCCAGAATTAATGTCTGTAAGTGTAAATGCGTCTGCACTAGTTCTAGTAATGGCATAGTTACCATTGGTAGCTGTTCCGCCTGTACCAGCAGCAAAATCAACACCAATAATATCACCTGTATTTAAACCATGAGCAGTACTTGATATAGTAACAGTAGTTCCAGAACGACCATAAGTGGCGGTAGTTACGGGGGCTGTTGTTGTATCAAATATAGTTATATAGCCAGCAGAAGCAGTTCCAGTAAATGAAATTGATTTAATACGTGTTCCGTAGGGCACCAAAATGCCACTAGCGTTTATATGCGCCTGTTTTACGTCATATTGCATCGTCATAATTAATCTCCTAAAGATTTAAGTGGGGTAGGGAAAACCCTAACCCCGTTAGATTAATTAAGCTGAAGCTGGGTTGTTAGTACCATCAGATGCCAACACAACATAGGTAATAACAATTGTTGCAGCACCAGTGGACAAAGAAGTACCAGCTAGTGTGTAAGAAACAATCGCATCAGTAGAGCCTACGTTTAACCAGCCACCAGGAGTAGTTGCATTAGCACCTAAAGTTGTGCTGCCTACGCTAGTAATAGTTCCATTAGTGGTGAAATCTGTGCCGCCAATACTTAGTTTTGCAGTTGTTGCAGCACTAAATACGGTTGTAGTAACGACTGTAACGCCTGTTACTAAAGCGCCAGCTGGAAGCACGAATGCTGTACCAGTTAAGGTGCCATAAACAACATTGACTTCTTGAGCAACAACAGTTGCGCCCATGTTGCGGATTGTGCCAGCAGTAGTGCCAGTAGTGTTTTTAACGGTGCCGAGTAACCAAGGACCTAAGTGTGTAGCGAAACCCATGAGGATTCTCCTATATACAAGTTAAGCCTATTAATCGGTATATCGTCTGCTGGGGCAGTTTAATAAGCTGGTATCACCCAGATACATTGAGTTTACTACTTTTTTAAATATATGCAAGTGTTTAAACGAAGAAAAACCCCGCTTTTTGGGCGGGGTCTTTTGTGATGCCAAGGGCAATTAAGCGCCTTGTGATCCCCACATTCCGAGTGGATCAGACCAGCCGAAGCTGTAACGCTCACGAGACTTGTAACGAACGTTACCAGTATCGAAATCACCGTCCATGCTGTTGCTCAAAGGTGTACGAACAAAGTGCTTCATACCGTTTGGAACATCAGTTGTCAGGAAGTAACCATTTGGATCGGTCAAGAAGTTGTTAACTGTGTAACCTTCTGAAACTGAACCATTGTTTACGATTGCGTTAATGTCGTTGTCGGTTGTACCAACACGCAGTTGAGTTTCGAGCAAGCGAGTTGCAACGAACTGTAACTGTGGAGGAACAATCAACTTCTTAGGTTTAGCAGCGATCAATAAGCCACGCTCGTCTGTCCATTGAGCGATTTGAATAACGGCAGCTTCCAAGGAAGTTTCGTTCAAATCAGCCATTGTGGACTGAGTGTTGCTGTTTGTACCGCCAGATACCAATGGGTGAGCAGTGCTGAACAATGGAACGCCATCGCCACCGTAATAAGCGGCAGAGTTAGTGAATCCGTTGTTTAAAACAGCAGCAGCTTTAACCTGTTTGGTATAAGCCATAGCACGAGCCAAAGCCTTTGTATAGCGAGCTGACAAAGAATCGTAG